CATAGCTACGTTAGTTTCAGCTATATTATTAAGAGTCATTATAGTGCCAGTATCTGCAACTTCGCTTTTAGTAAATTTTCCAACTGTTCTTGATAATGTTCCTTCAGGCATTACTCCCATTGCTGATACTTTTAACTGAGGTGCGTTATCACCAAATATATTTAATAAATCTTGATTTAATTGTTTTATTTTTTCAGCATTAAGTTTTCCCTGTTCTACGAAAGGTGAATTATTATTAGCTACATCAACTAATTCTTTAGTTAATTTTTTTCCACCAATATAACTTACAGCATTTCTTCTAAAGAATTTATATATAGCATAGACAGCTTTCTCTGGTATATAAGTTAATGCGCCTTCTATCGCAGGATTTGCTGCTAATGATTTTATTACATCAGTCATGGATAAAGGATCATTTCCTTCTAAATATCCTTGTATTCCTAAGTTAGCTACGCCTAAAAGAAATTCTGCTCCCATAGCAGTTCCAGCACCAGTTGCTCCCATTCCACCAGGGCCTGCAGGTGCAGCAAGCATTGCTGTTACTGCTCCTAGAACACCAGGTCCTAAATCTCTAGTTAATTGTCCTAAATCCCCTTTATCAAATCCTGGTGCGTTAATAACGTTATACTTACCATCACCTACTCGATAGACGATAACGTCAGATAAATCTTCTTTGCTAATTGTATCAAGACCAGTAATATCTTTTATATCCTGTTTTAAATCAGATGCAGTTTCTGGAGTTCCTAAAATAGTTTGATCTGCTGTTGTAACTTCTATTTTTTGATCTGGATATTGATAATTTAATATTCCTTTTACCATACCCATTTGATCTTCTAAATTTCCTGTCATGCCAGGAAGAGAAACAACAAATCTTAATGGAGCAGTAAAAGCTTCTTCATCAGAAATTCCTGACATATAAATAGATTCTTTTAAATCAGGAGTAAATGATCCTTGATCCCTGTATAAGTTTTTAAGATTTTCTTTTTCTTGAAGATAGATCGGAGAATCATATATTTGTTCTCCATACTGCATTACTTGAGGAGCAAACATAGAGTTTACTTTCTTCGTTATTTCATCTTCTACGCCTTGAATTCTATTTTCATATAAGTCAACTCCTTTTTGAATAGTGTCAACGTCAAGTCCAAAAGCTTCTATTCTTTTTAAAGAATCTTCATTAACTTTAGTATCAGTCGTAATAAGACCTTGATCTCTAAGATTATTAAGTATCTCAGCTGTTTGAGTATCAATTTGATCGACCATTAATCTTCCTCTGGTTGACTAAATACTGTGTAATAATAATCATTAGGAGTCATTTCAAATGCATCAAATCCATATTTCTTTTTAAAGTTTTCTAATACACCATCTGGTAATTGACCAGTTTCATCAAGAGTTCTCATCTGTTCAATCGTTACAGTAAGATTATCAAAAGCGTTTTGTAATTCTTCAGCGTTTTTAAACGAATTCCAATACTGTTCTGGAGTAGTTACTTTAGATACTTCTTTTCCTTTAAATACTTCTATTGGATCAATTCCCATTTGATCCGCAACTTTCGTTCCATTTAACGCCATTAATTTTGCCATCGGTGTATAATCTTCTGGAAGTGTATCAGTTCCATAATCTTTTTCTTTTACAAATCCGTATGACTTCATCATTTCATCAGTGATTCCACTATTTTTAAATCTTTTACTAACTTCTTTTAACTGTTTATTTCTCGCATAATCCATAAAGTTCATATAGCCTTCGTATTCAGTTCCTGATGATTTTCCTGCTTTATCAACGTATTCTCTTGAATAATCTGAGTATAGTTGAGCGTATTCATTAAACGCTAATAGTTGAGCTGATAGCCCTGCGAATCCAAAAGCATCATTTGGGAATGATGCGATTAAGTTTTCTACGTCTTTATTTGATATCGGATATAGGTCTTTCATTCGAGGAAGTATCGCTTGGAATGTATTCGCCATAATCCTATTAACATTAGCGATATCGTTTGGATTTTTACCAATAGCATCCATCATTTCAAGATATGCACCTTCATCTATACCTCTTACAAAGCTTGCAACAGGAGCAACTAATTTATCGAATTCAGTAACACCACCAGCTGATAGTTCTTTCGCTAGATTAATATTTGACATAATAGCGTTTCTTTCATTTGTTATTCCATTTGCTGTAGCGATTATTTCTTTAAAATTATCTTTATAATATCCTTCAAGTTCATCTCCACCACCACCTTTTGGATCTTTCTTTATAGATGCTGAGAATATAGAACCGAAACTACCATCATCATTTAAATTAGATTCTACGATATAAGTTTGTTTATTTACAAAATCCATGCCAGGAAGTGCAGCTTTGAGTGCAGCGTCTTTCGTTGGATTTGATCCAAACACATAATCTGTTTTCTTATCTTTTAGACCAGTCGTTCCTTTTACTAATTTAGCATCTAGTAATTTAGATTGAATCATTGCGTTAGAAGTATCTTCTAAAGCTTCGAATACTCTTCCAAATGGTGAAGTAAATGAAGATTGACCTGATCGTTTCGCTAAGTTAATAAAGAATTGAGTTTTAGGGTCTTGTAATCCTTCTTCAAATCGTTGACCCATTCTTTCCATACCACCTGGTAATTGAATATCTCTTCCATTAGGAAGCGTTAAAGTTTCAGGTCTTTCTGTTAAAGTTTGATATATAGCTTCAGGTGCTCCTACAATAGTTTCTAGAAATGATTTTTTAGGTTTTATTCCTAAAGCCCCTTGAAGTCTTTCTTTAACTCTATCATCTAAGCCAGATACATATGATATCATCTCTACTATATTATCATTCATACTATTAGTATCTTCTTTTTCAGCTAAAGTATTATTTACTACATTTTGAATTTCAGATTTTAAAGCGTCACCTGTAGTAATGGTATCACCGGTATTTGTAGTAATGGTATCAGCATCACTTACTGTCGATTTAGCAGTCGCACCTTTTAGTAATTCTTCAAATGGAATTTTTTCTACTGGTTGGCTTTTAGCTATATCTACAAGTGTAGTATCTTTAGGCTGTTCTTCTTGAAATACTTGATTTAAAAACTCTGTTTCACTTCCATATTTATTAATAATATTTTCTTTTTGAGAAGCATATTGATCAGGGACTTCTGTTTCAGATAGAAATTTTAAATATTTATAGTCGTTTTGAGGAGAAGTCGTTTCATCAATTTTAAATAAACTTGTGAAACGTTCTGCAATTTTATCTAATGCAGCCATATTAGTTTATCTTCTTAAAGTCTACATCAAGCTTATCGTAATCTACAGCTAAATATCCATCAACTTCAAACGAAACTTCTGGTACTTCTTGCGCTATAACACCTTGATATCTACCAGGGATATCTATATATTTAAATTCATAAATATTAATTCCTGATGGTGATTTACCGACTAACTCAATATCCTCTTTTAATCTTATATCACTAAACATTCCTAGCTGATAAGCAGTTCCAAGTCCACCAGCTATTTGTCCAAATGGTGAAGTTCCACCAATAACTTGTCCTAACATACCAGTACGTTCTTCTCCGTATGAACGTATAGGCTGCCCTGCAAGTAATCCTGTTAAGAATTGAAGCTGACCTCTTTCAAATCCTTGACCTTCTACAAAGTCACGATAATCTTCTAACATTTGTTGTTGTGATATCGCTTGTTGTAAACCTCCAAACTGAGTTGCAGCTGCAGCTTCTTGAAGTCCTGCTTGACCTAGTTGTGCTTGAAGAGCAGGAATTGCTTGTGCTGCAGTTATTTGCCCTTGAGCGGCAGAAGCACGATCTGCAGCAAATCTTGATGCTGCATCTTGAAAAGCTTGTGCTTGTAACTGAGCTGTAATATCACCCGCTCGTTTTGCTGTTTCAGCTTCACGAACAGCTTCTTGTACTCCCTGTCTTGCTCCACCAAAAGCACCCGATTGAATAGCTTGTGCTCTTTGCTGTTGTCCTGCTAAAGCAGACTGTTCTTGTAAATTTCTAATTGCCGCATTCGTTACTTGCTGAGTATAGGGACTCATATATTGCTGTGCTAGTTCCGGCGTAAACTGCGTTGCTGATATATTAGCGGCATTCGCAACCATCTGTTGTGCTTGCGGTATAACTCCTGATGCTCCAAATTGACCAAGCTGAGTCTGTGCTTGACTAATTGCAGCGTTTTGTAGAGCTGTTAAAGGAGCAATACGTTCACCAGTATAAGGTGTATAACCAGCTTGACTTGCAGCGTTTGCTCGAGTAACTAAACTTTCCTGTATATCTTTAAAATACTGTGGAATATCGTATTGAACTTGTGATTGACTCGGTGCTTGTACTATTGTTGTAGATGGTTTAAATAAACTTCCCATTATAAATTATCTCCATACGTTCCACCAAGATATTCGAAATTCTGTCTCATTAACCACTGATGTTTTCTATCAATATCATGACCTTGCGTTATTTCTAGTATCAAAGGCATCTTCGTTATTTTAACGTATTCTTTAACATATTCTAGCAATTTTTTTGCTATTCTACTATTTCTTTTTTTATCATCTACATAGAGCCAATTCACTCGATAAAACTTCTTATCAGTGTACCACATATCTCCTAGTACTAATGATATAGTTCCTACTATTTTACCCTCTTTTTCAGCCACTATAACGAAATGGTTATAGATAATATCGTGAATATACGCATCTCCTTTTCCTGTATTAGGTTTTCCTAAGTCTAAAGGTGATTCTTTTAGCCAATTTAAAAGTAAGTTTCTAATAGGACGAACATCGTCTAAAGTCGCTTTGCGATAATTAATCAAGTAATCCTTTCATTATCTATGACCATCGGGTCTAGCATCAACACGTAAAGTTCCAAATCTCCAATTATCATCTACACTAGAATCGCTCAATATTTTAACTGCTATTTGTCTCCCTCTTGATCTAGTATTAACTTCTCTTGTACTTGATGTAATATCAATCTCTCCTGATTCTGTAGGAGTATCAGCAGGAAATTCTCTTGATAATAAATTCATTTTTACAGTTCCCTGTAAGTTTTTAAAGTCAGGAATATATCCTCGAATAAACATGAATTGATCCCCGTCTGCTATATCTACATCTCCACTAGTAATATATGATTCCATAATCTCACCATTTTTAGTCGTACCAGTTTCTTGTTCATAAATAAAACTACGACCTGGCGATACTCCATTTAAAGTTTGAGATGTTGCTGCAGTAGAATTAGCGTAATATTCTGTAGCTTGAGGAACGTTGTAGACACCTTGATCAACCCAAGTACTACGATTCATAGTTCCTATATACCATGTATTTTCTAAATAATTATAGATTACATACTTATCTACTTGACTTGAATTAGCTGAAGGGTAAAACCAGATAACTTCATTAAATTTATTATTTTCACCAGCGTAAACTTGAGGATATTGAATATTATTTATATCTCCAAATACATATGATTTAACTGTACAAGGAATTTCTTGTATTCCACCTCGATACATCATAAATCGACCTTCTGACATCCAATAAGCTGCATCATTTACTATAACAACAGCATTCATTCCTACTGCTCCACAATCAGTTCCTAATAATTTAAATCCAAAAGTATAAGGAGGACCAATAAACTGCATTGTGTGTAAAGCTTGATCAGTCCATATAAGTATTTCATTTCTAGTTTTCTTAGCAGATACGATTCTACTTCCTTCAGCTAGTCTTTGTGAACCTGCTGTATTAATAGCGTTAGCTGTCCATTGAGTAAAGTTTTCTTGATCAGACCATCTAATAAACATATCTTCTTGAGTTGAAGTATCTCCAATAGTAGTTTCAGTTCCAAAACATACTAGATGTCGATCTGGTGTAGAAACTAAACCAGTAATAGAACTAGTAGGAGCGTTATTAACAGGAACCATACGCTGAGTTACTCCTGCGGAAGTATCCCATACATATACTCCACCGTCTTTTTTCCAACCATATAAATCTTCACCAGCGTTATCAAAAGACCACATTCCCATATTAAGTACAACGTTTGAAGTTGATCTAGCTGTTCCCCATGCTTCTGCACTCCAAGTAGAAGTGCCCCAACCATAACCTTGAGTTTGAATATCAGGTTCTATTGATATTTCAAAATCAGTATCGCCATCTCCTGTAGATGTAATACCAGCATTCGCTTCATTAGATGGCATTTGAATGTAAAAAGCACTAGAGTTAGCTATACCTTGTATTTCAAATTCACCAGTTTCAAAGTCAGATGCTACATAAGAAGTTCCTGTAGTAAGATTAGTTACATTACTAAAAATAGCAAAATCACCTGTAGAAGCACCATGATTAGCTATTTCTACAGTAACGTTAGAACTACCATTAGTAGTTGTAAACATATTAGTTAATGAAGTATTAGACTGTCTAAGAGGAGTAACATCACTAAGATTTCCACCTGTATAAATATAAACTTTTTTATTAGTTCCAAGTCCGATATATCGAGTACCGGCTAAATCGAACCAAGCTTTAATTCCTCTCACTGCTCCTACCATTGCTGTACTTGCAATACGAAGCCAACCACCTATTTTTTGAGGAAGTCCAAAGCGAAAACGTACTTTATCGCAATCGACCCATGTGCCTTCTGCGCCATATTCAGTGTTTTCTTTATCGATACCTGGACGGAATTGTACCTTATTTAGCATAAACAATACTATATATTATGTTTTATTGCTATTAAACTACTAATTTATATTGCATGTCATAGACAATTTTGGGCTATTTATTTCAACAACTTGATGGTTAATAAATTTATCAAAACCAATACAGTCTTGGTCTTTTAAACTTATTTCTTTTTCGTCTATTATCCACTTTGATTTCCCAAATATATTTTTAACTATAACTGGATAATAATGATTATGTTTATCAAAAGAAACTGATTTTTTCCCATTACCAAAATAAAAATTACAGTTACATTCTTTTTTAAAGATATTAAATAATAACTGATTAAAAATCCAAGTATCTCTACAGAATCCATTTATTTTAGAGAAAATAAGAGTATAGCCTTCTTCATACCTTTTTATACATTTTTCAGAGTCTAGATAATCGTCTTTCCAAAAGAAGTCTTGATCTTTTTCTCCATTTTCATTTATGGCTTCAATACTAGGTTGATTATAAATTGGGTATATTTTAGGCCATCTATATCTATCTAATAATCTGTCTAATATATTTTCTTCAGTAAGATTTATTTTTTTGCTTTTTAAAAAATCTAAATTAATCATGAATCTCTTACACTTATATTAAACGCCATAGAAATTCTATCTTCTTCTCCTGTATGCTCAAATACAGCATGTTTTGTAAATCCAGGGAAAAGAACTAACATATTGTTCTTTAACTCAAGTGATTGTTGGTATTCTTCAAACCACATTTGAGTTAAACAAGGAACATTTAAATAAAAAGCACCCGAAAAAGGAATGTTATGAATATGAGAAATTGTAAAATCTCCTTTTTTATGTCGCATGCCCCAAGAATTTTCTAAAGAAAAAATTGTTTTGTGATGAGGGGTTGGAGTTCTTAATGTCCAAACTGTACACAAAAATTCAATTATTTTTTGATGAACAAAATTAAAATCTGAATCTTCCATTAATTTTGTATAGTTAGTCATGGATGCTTTTACATTAGTCATTCTCTGCATTTCATCAACTTCTGTATATTGTTTAATTTTATTAGAAATATGTTTTATGTAGTTTTTATCATCAATAAAATCTTCAAATATATAAATACTATTAATAGCTGATGAAGAGTGTTGAAGTAATTTAAGTTTCATAAAATTTAATTATTTCTTCTGGTATTTTACTTTTTATATAGTTTATTTGTTTTTCAGTTAATTTTCTAGTGGTATTAGTAATATAGTCTTTTTTACGCTCATCAAAATCTTTAGCAGTCTGACTTACTCGATAATCTACATTATTAGTAAATAATATCCATTGAGCATTTCTTTTCTTTAGTCCTAATTTATTTTCTATTTGAGATAAAACTTCAACTGCTCCTGGTTGATCGCACATTTTTCTTTGATTCATAATTATATAATTAGTCCTATTTAAATATTTAATCCAATTAGTATGAAATTCTATCCACTTTTCTATACATAAACGTAAGCTAAATCTATATTTTATATTATCGATAATTAAATCGGGATCAATATCGTCACTAAATTTAGTAAGATTCCAATAATTAATAAAATCTACATCACCTCGAATAATACTTTCTACCCACATTAAAGGTGTTTTATAACAAAATATTAAAGAACTGTTATTAGTTAAATTAGATGTAGCTTTATCGGCATCTGGATTATGTTTCCATGACCAATTACCAGCATCATTTATGTTTCCCCATTCACTATAAAAATTAGTAAGAACTAATTGTTTTGCGTAATTAGTACAAGTTCTTTGAATACCAAAAGTGTAGAATTTCACTTTTTACTAGTTTCTCCAATAGATTCTCTTTTGTCAAACTTATATTCTTTATAAGGTCCTTCTTGATCTACATAGTGTAAAAACACAGTTATGAAATGATCGTGTTTACAATATTCTCTCCAATGAATTTTATCCATTCCTTTAAAAATTACTGCATTATTTGGAAGCATGGGAAATTTATAATCTATTCTATAACGATTATAGTTTCCTTGCGTATCCCAATATTTATAATCTGAGTTTTCGTCAGCTTCTCCTACAAATATTTCGTAAGGTTCATTATGTGGTTGTGCTCCTAAACATAGTGCAACTGTGTATTCACACGATGGTCTATCTGTATGAACTGCTAAATCAGATTCTTTATCATAAATCCTAAAAAAAGAATAAGTTGGCCATAGTCTTTTTTTCACATTTTGCTCTATAACACTGGTGCTCATATCTAAAAGAGTTTCCATATAATAATCACTATATTGACTTACAAAACTTTTACTTTGACTATCTACATTTAATTGGTCTTTATTTTGAAACTTTAAAAGACAGTAATTATATGAAAGATGTAATATATTTTCTGGTAAAAATTCTTTAATAAATATCGGTTCCATATTAATACACCCACCCTATTATTGCGTATCTAATTCCTTTTGTAACTTTATTAACTTGATGAGGAAACATAAAATTTGAAGGGAACATTACAGCATCTCCAATATTTTGTGGGTATTGAATTTTACCTTCTTTTCCTAAATCAAAAACAAATTCTCCGCCTGTGAAAGAATTATTTAAACAAATAGATATTGAAAAAGCTCTTTTTGTTACTTTAGTTCCAAAATCTCTATGAAATTTGTAACCAGCATCATATTCGTTAGCGACATATTTTAAAATTTCTAATGAACTTATTTTATTAACGTCAGTTTTTTCTATGCTTTTTTCATAAAAAGAAACACAATCAAAAATAGTTTTTTCAATATAGTTAAAACAAATTTTTTTACCAAAACTATCTTTAGTAATTGGTCTAGTATCACAGTTTCTAATTTTTCTATTTTCCCCTCCTACAGTTTGAGCGGTTATTAGATTGTTGTCGTAATATGAAATAATTTTTTTACAGTATTCTTCTGGAATTAGTTTTTTAACTTCTAAAATATACTCTTTCACATAAGCCTTTCTCTTATTAATTAAAAATTAATAAGTGATACTATGATTAGCTAAATAATTAACTCTAGCTGTGTCTGCTGCACTTGTAGCTGCACTTCTTGCCGCTGAATCATCTTCTAAGCCAGCGTCTGCATGAGCATCATAAGTAGAATTATAAGAAGATTCCCAAACATCTTGTGCCTCACATCTTATAACTACATTAGTAGCCCATTGAGGAAAAGAAGATAAAGATTCATTTTCCCTGTTATCTATAAATTCTAATTCGCCAGTGTTAGTTGTAGCATTCCATTGTAATGCATGGACATTAGCGTCTATTTCAGTATGGGATCTAATATTATAATAAACACGAGAATCGATATAAACATCTGATTCTGTGTTGCCTGTTCCTAACCTTGGACCGTTGCCATCTAAATATCCACCAGCATCAAAAATAATAGTTATTCTAGTATTAGCTGTTGTGTTATTTACTGTTGTTGTCATCTTTTTTTCCTTTCTTTACTTTTATCTTATTATTACTTAATTGTCTAATGGTTTCCTCTTCTAATTTAGGATCATTTTTTTCAATTGCTTTTTGATGGTTTCCAATTAATTCAAATATAGTAGTAGCGTTAACCATAAGATTTTTAGCTGAATCACTAGATTCTAAAAGCTTACTCATAGCATTATTTGATTTAACCATTTCATTTCTAAATGATTCAGTTGCAGCTTGAGTTCCTTGAATATGTCTAGCGTTTTCTACTAATAATAATGGCATCCATGCTATTGAACATCCCCATTCTTGAACAGGAGCCCCTGTTTGTGGATGTGCTCCTTGAAGCATGTTATACCAAATACATTGGTGTTTAATACATTTTTTATTTAAAAGTGGACATTTTCCGTCCGGGTCGAATATGGGCATAAGCCCTCTCCTTTCTTAGTCTTTATTTGCTACAATTACGTTTGCGTATTTGACGTTCATCGCAGGTATAGATAATGGAGTATCTGCTGTTGACGCACTTGATAGAGAACCACTAAATGGGTGAGCATGCGATCCACCACCACCTGCTGGTTGCCATGTTTGAGGCTGAAAACTAAAAGGCCAAGGTTCTGCATTTCTATTATAAAAAGAACTTGTCAACCAGTTCCATTGTGGATTTGGGTTATAAGGAGCTGGAGACTGACCACTTGGTTTGTGATTGTGCGAAGCTATTTGAGGAGTTGAAAGAGTTGTATCGCCCACAGTTCCTGACAAAGAACCTGAAACAGGAATTGTTCCTGTATTAACAGTTTTAGAAGAAGTAAAAGTTGAATAAAAAGAATCAGCTCCACCAGTTCCACCACCAGTTCCTGTTACAATAGACATTGCAGTATTTGCTAAAGCTGCACCTGTTTGTTTAGTCCAACCAGTCGGTGCTGAAGCTTGATTAAAAATCATTGAAGTATTAGCTTCGAAAGGATCAACGCCTGATAATCCAGCGCCGTTACCAGTAAATGAAGTTGCTGAAACTAAACCGTTAGCGTTAAGTGTAACTGCACTATTAACTGTAAGTGTACCTGTCATGGTAGTATCACCAACAATATTAGCAGTTCCTTTTACTGAAAGTGTTCCTAAAGAATTTGCAAATAGATCGACCATACCTGTACCTGCTTTATTATACATAATAGTATGAGCACCTTGAGTAATTGCTACACCATTAGCAGAATGGCCTGTTGGCGCAACTGTTAATGAAAAAGCACCAGCAGTATTATTATAAAAAATATATTCTTTTTCTACTGCAGGAACAAATACGTAAATATTTCCGGTTAATGTCCCTGTAAATTCAATAATTTTATTAGCAGATTCATTTGTAGTTTCTACATTTGGATCTCTATTCGCTTGAGTTAAAGTAACGTTAGTTGAACCCGCAACTGACTTAGAAAGATATCCGCCGATAGCTGCATCTACAACTTCTAAGTTTTCGTTTGTATTATTTCCCCAAACACCAGAATTGGCGCCTGCTTCCATTAATTCTAATTTTAATCTATCTGAATAATTACTTGCCATTATTTCTCCTTATGCAGCAATATTAGTCCACGTGTTTGTAGAGCTTGCAGCAATACTAGTCCACGTGTTTGTGGAGCTTGTGTTAACAGGTTGCCATAGTCTAACATCATCAAGTGAAATTATAGCAGAAAATCCTGTAATTGAAAGTATTTGTTGTGTACTTGGAGTAACATTTCCAAGTGTAGAAGTTGCTTCAATACCTGTAACTACAACTCCTATTCCTTCTCCAATTGTTACTGAATTTAATGCTGTAATAGCTTCTAAACCAGTTGGAGATAGTATTTGTTCACTAGATATAGCAACACTAGCTATACTTCCTGTTAATTCTTGACCAGTTACTTCAATGTAAGCGGCCAATCCTACTTCTACATTTCCTAAAGCTGTAGGTGCTTCAAATCCAATTACTGGATTTATAGTTGCTCCTGTAGCTGTTACAGAGTTTAATGTAGTTGTAGCTTCAAAACCTGTAGCAGATATTATTTGTTCACTTCCAATAGAAACGCTAGATAATGCTAGATTAGCTTGTTGTCCTTCTTCAATTACAACAGCTCCACCAGTAACTACTTCATCTGAAAGAATACTTTGGGCTTCAAATCCAGTAACAGAGAATATAGTTCCTGTACCTTCAATAACGTTACCAATAGGTGATCCCCATGCTCCTGATCCCCATTCATTAACGCCCCAACCTGCTCTCCAATTTACATCTACTGTAGCAGATACACCAGTGACTTGAATTTCTTTTCCTTCACCAGCGATTACATTTCCTAATGCAGAACTAACTTCAAAACCAGTTATAACTAAAGATTGACCAGTGCCTGGTGTTGCATCTCCTAATGTTGAAGTTCCGTTTATACCCGTTGGTAAAATGACAGCACTGCCCTGTACGACTTCATCTCCTAATGAAGCGTTAAGGGATAGCCCTGTGATAACGGCGATAGCGTCTGCTGACGTTCCCCACTCACCGTCACCCCAGGCTAATCTACTCCAACCAACCTGGGCAGTTGACATTAACTAATTCTAATTAATGCGTTATTAGCGTCTGCGGTTGGAAATTGAATTTCAAACGTACCGTTTGTAGATGATTTATCTCCACCAAAATCTAAAACACAAATTGCTGAATTTGAATTTGAGTTATTATAAATTAGTGCAGCTTGAGCTGTAATTGTTGAGTTTGAGAATGCTACGTTATCACAATCAAAAATTGCAACGTTGCCATCTGTGCTAACTGTTACGTTTGCTAATGTTGCTCCACCTGCGGAGTAACCAGTACCTGCAACTTCGTTAGTTGCTGCATAAGATGCTGTGTTCTCGTTTAGTGTAGCCGCATTGGTGTAGAGAGCTAACTTTAATGTGCTAGCTTCTAAGTTTGCTCCGGGTGCCATTAAATCTTCTTTAAATGCCACGCAGAGTGCTTGTGTTATTGCCATGGTTCTACCTCCTTATTGGCTACCCGTTAGGGTGTCCGTGCCAGCTACGCTAGCAGGGAATTTGTAATCAGTTCGTCTGCGCCTTCTTGCTTGATTATTAAGACCAGCTACGATCTCCTGATATCTTTTATTATACAACGGATAATCTACTTCATTTTTTGTAAAAATAGAAGCTTCGGCTAAACAACCATAAAGTAATGCGTCATCAGCAAATTCAGTTAGCCAATTAGTTGTATTTGTATTTGAAAGATTTTGAATACGTGCAAT